CTATGCTAACATTGGTTTTGTGTATATGGTTTCTGGTTCTTGGAGTATCATCTAAATCTCAGATTTTTACTTGTTTTTACAAGTTTTATGTTTGGCAGTCACCCTTCGGGGTGGCTGCTTTTTTTTGAAGATTCTAATTACGTGGAGGAGAAAACATTATGGCTTATTTATATTCTAAAGGCAATCGACTCTTTGGCGATCTTGAATTCGAGGACGATACAAATACTCAAATTGATTTCGAGAATGATTATATCGGTCTTGTTGCAGGAGGCTCAACGATCCTCGCCGTATCTGGTTCAAAAGTGGGAATAGGAACAAACGAACCTAAAGTAAATTTAGAGATTTTAAGCACAAATTCCAAAGAGCCAGTTTTATCTTTGATTAATATCAACAATGATTCCAAGCCACCAATGATTCAGCTTCACAAAGAGTCGGAATCCCCTGCTGATGATGATTGCTTGGGCTCAGTTGAGTTCTATGGAATGAATGCTGCTGGTGCTGAAATAAAATACGCCTGTATTGATACATTCTCTTCTGATGTCACAATTGATGATGAGGCTGGTGAAGTTGTTTTCTCTGCTATGATTGGCGGGAGATTAGGTAACTCCTCTCTTACCGAATGTATGGTTTTTGGGATGGAAGATACCGCAGCAGGCCAGCGTGGATTTGCTTTGCAGATCAATCGTCAACAGGCCGCGGATGTAGACTTCATTGTCAGGGGGTCAAGTAATGCCAACTTGATCAGAACCAGATGCGAAGACAACCACACTGGAATCGGAGGATCACCGGACGCTGCTATCGGTGCTGTTTTTCAAGTCACTAACACAGCCGAGTCTAGCCTCCCCGCACCAAGAATGACAACCACCCAGCGCAATGCTCTTAGTAATCAGACAGGAGGGTGTATGATTTATAATGTAACAACAAATAAACTCCAGTGCTACAATGGATCTTCTTGGCAAGATTGCTTCTAATGGTCCTTTTCTTGACATGAACACTATTTATTAAGAATAATATTATTTTCAGGAGATGAATGAATGTCGAGCATGTTAGAACAGGCTATTATCGATGCCGCAGCGCTTCGAGAAGCCGCATTGAAAAACGCTGAACAATCACTAATTGAAAAATATGCACCCCAAATTAAAGAGGCTGTGGAAGTTATGCTTGATTCGGTCGCTATACATGAAGGGCGTAAAGTTAAATATGAGGGCCGTATTGCTCACATAACAACAGAATCAGACGGTAATGGAATGGTGGGAATTTCCGAGGGAGGAAAAACTTATCTCGTTAATGAATCCGACATTCTAGAATTGTCAGAAGATGAACTCCTTCAGGAAGAAGAGATGCCGATGGGTGGTGATGCCGGCGGCTCCGCCGCACCAAGTGCTGCAATTGAAGCCCCTTTTTCTGGTAATCCTCAGATTCAATCAGATGAAATAGTTAATTTATCGCTATCTGTTGATGCTCTTGATCATGAAATTGATATTGATCTAGATAAATTAGAAAGTGAACTAGCCGGAGAAACGATGGCTGACGACGATATGACTTCAATCGGAGGCATGGGAGACGAATTGGGTATGGAAGACGATATGGGTGACTTGCTCGGAGGAGATGAAGAAGCCGTTGAAGATGAAGAAGCCGTTGAAGATGAAGAGTTACAACTTCAGGAATTATTAAACTTGCTCGATGAGCATAATGTAGAAACTCTAGAAGAAATTGTATCTCCCGGTGGGGTAGAGAGCGAAGAAAAAGGTGGCTGGTTTCGTACTGCCGTCGGCTCTCAAGAATATGAGCAAGATATACAACTTGCTGCAAACAATTTATATGAAGACGAAGACGAATCAGAAGAGGACCTCGAAGAAGAAGAGGGAACGTCTCAGCTTTATGAAACAATCGAATTATTTAAGTCTCAAAACACACAGTTAGAGACAATCGTTTATAAATTAAACGATAAATTAGAAGAAACTTTGCTCTCAAATGCAAAATTAATCTATCAAAACCGCACATTATGTGATGCCTCCTTGAATGAGCGACAAAAAGAAAAAATTGTCGAAGCCATTGCTAAAGCGGAGTCTCCGAAAGAAGCCAAACGACTTCACGAAACATTAAGATCGACAGTGGGATCCAACTCTAAGAGAGGTCCACAATCGCTGAGCGAATCCGTTAATCGTCGAGGGAATTTATCTGGTATTATAAATCGCAGACAAAACTTAAACAAAAGTCAAACTTCTGATCCTTTATTTTCAAAGATGAGAAAGTTGGCTGGCATTAAAAATAACGATTAAGGAGGTTAAATAAAATGTCTATTGTACAAAAATTAACTGAAGGTATCGTGAACCGTGATATGGCCAAGGAAGGGGCAGCTCTTCTAAATAAATGGTCACAAACCGGTCTTCTCGAGGGTCTTCATACAGATAGGAGCAGGTCAGCAATGGCTCGACTTCTAGAAAACCAAGCTAAGGAACTTCTTCGTGAAGCTTCCACAATGAGTGCTGGTGACGTCGAAGGTTTCGCCGCTGTCGCATTCCCAATTGTTCGTCGTGTATTCGCCGGACTGATCGCTAACGATCTTGTTAGTGTTCAACCTATGTCACTCCCTAGTGGACTGATTTTCTTCCTCGATTTCACTTTTAATTCGTCTCGAGGCGGAAATGTTGCTGATTCATCATTGTATGGTGGTAATGTAGTTGCTGCTGGATTGACCGGTGGTGTTGATCTTACGATTCCATACGATGAAACGAGTTTCTATGCTCTCAACAACGGCTATGCATCTCCAACTGGCTCATTGACAGCCGGAACTGGATCTGCTATTGCTGTAGCTGCGGGATGGACCACTGATGGTGGTGGGGTTGGGACCTTCTTTGCCAATCAAACTGATTGGAATGTCCAAAGAGCCTTGCAATTTGACCCAGACATCCCAAGTGGATCTTCATTCGTTGTCTTGTCTGTTGCATGGGCAGCATTTCAAGCAACCCAGCTTAATCAAAAGAACTTGATTACGATCTCTGGAACTGTTGATACTCTTGCCCCTGGTAATGTTAGACAAATTCGTCGCTTGACTCGATTGAATCTGCAGTCTGAAGCAGACTATATCAGCCCAGGTGATGGCCAAGCTAGTACTGATACAATTCTCTTCACCTATATTGTCGAAGGCGGCAGCGGAGTTACCCCAACGGATCCGAGCGCACTATCTGGAACGCTCGAAAATAATCTCACTTACAACTTTACGATCACAGATAACTTTGCTCAAGGAACTGGCCAACCAGGTTCTGTTCTCGGAACCACTACTTGGGGACTTGAAAATAATGAGAGTATTCCTGAGATTGACATCAAGGTTGATTCGATTGCTATCACAGCAATGACCAAGAAGTTGAAAGCCAAGTGGACTCCTGAATTGGGACAAGACTTGAATGCTTACCACAACTTGGACGCAGAAGTAGAATTGACTTCAATTCTCTCTGAGCAGATTGCTCTTGAAATCGACCGTGAAATCATGGAAGATCTCATTAAGGGTGCTAGCGCTGGAACTTATTACTGGGCTCGTTCACCGGGAATGTTCTTGAATCGTGTAACTGGTGCTGAAGTTGGTGCAAATACAACTGCCCCTGACTTCACTGGTACTGTTAGTGAATGGTATGAAACTCTCATTGAAACTATCAATGATGTTTCTGCTCAAATCCATAGGAAAACTCTACGTGGTGGAGCTAACTTTGTAGTCTGCGGACCTGAAGTTGCTAACATCCTTGAGTTCACTGCTGGGTTTCGTGCTAACGTTACTGCCGATGCTGATAAAGGCGATATCGGCGCCGTTAAGGTAGGTTCCTTGAGTCGTAAGTTTGACGTTATCGTTGATCCTTACTTCCCACGTAACGTTGTCTTAATAGGCCGTAAAGGAGGCTCATTTCTTGAGTCTGGGTATGTTTATGCACCTTACGTGCCTCTGCAGACCACTCCTACAATCTTCGGACCAGAAGACTTCGTGCCACGTAAAGGTGTCATGACTCGTTATGGTAAAAAGATGGTTCGCCCCGATATGTACGGCCTTGTTGTCGTTCGTGGAATGCTCGGTGAGTCTGGTTCCTAATCTTTAGATTAGATTCCAAAAAAGATGCCCTTGATCTTCGGATCAGGGGTTTTCTTTTTTTTGGGAACTATTTATAACAACTATAACACTTATGGAGAATACTTACTATGGCTAAGAGATTAGGAACTGGGCTACTTAAGGCTCAAATGCAAAAAATTCAAGATTCAATTCAAATGAATCAGGCAACCCTTAGTGGACTTGCAACACCGACGGTTCTCATCACTGGGACTGGAACTACAAAGGTTCTTACAGCAGATGATTCAGGGTCTGTCGTTATAATGAAAGGAGCAGATGCATGCACCGCCACTCTTCCTGCATTGGCAGATGGGTTAAATTTTACTTTTTATATTGCTAGCGTTTTTTCTCATATTGTTAACGGAGGTGCTGCCAAAATCCAAGGGTGTATTCATCACAACACTGCTGCAACAACAGTTGGCCGGATTCCTCTTGTAAATGAAACAACTTTAACTTTTAGTGCTAACCCACTTATCGGGGATGTAATTCACGTGTATTGCGATGGTACCAATTGGTATGTCGAAGGTCTTACTAACAATGCCGTCGCTGCAGTTTAATAATTTAAGGAGAAATTAAAAAATGCCAAAGAAATTAGCCTCAGGATATTTGAAAAATATAATGGAAGAAATTCAATCTGATATTCAGATGAATCAATCA